TCCCTGCAATGAGATTGATTTAATCATTGAACATGCACACTTGAAAGATGAGATATTGTTTTTATCTGAGAAGTATGGTGGTGGATCAATTGAAAGATACATTGAATATTTAATAAACCATCGCAACACACGAGCAGTTGAACTTGCTTTGTTTCATGCCAATGATGATTTAAAAGCAAGCAAGCCAGCAGAAGAGATTAGTCAAAGCTTTGTTAACCGGGTTGCAAAATCACTTAGTCAACGCAAAGGCGTGGTTGCATGTGGTGCAGCAAGCAAGCAAGCATACGCTGAGTTTCTCGAAGTAGATGCAGGTGGTACACAAGCAATCCCAACAGGCTTGGAAAAACTTGATGCTATTCTTGGAGGTGGTTTCAAGAAAGGCAGTTTGTACGTCCTTGCAGCACGCCCAGGTGTAGGGAAGAGTGCATTAGCTATACAAATGACATATGAAACTGCAAAGCGTGGATTAAGGGCAAGCTATGCAAGCCTTGAGATGTCATCATCTGAATGTGCTGGAAGATTACTTTCCAATGCAAGCGGAGTGCGAAAACCAACAGGCAAGGGATTTCTCAATGCTGGACATAAGCAAAAGCTAGAGACCCAGGTGCAAGCAATGCAGACTTGGCCTATCACATTCAAAGATGATAACCAAGCCACCATGCAATCAATTGAAGCATTCATTGCTAAACAGAGATTGGAAGGCGAGCTTGGTTTAATCGTTGTCGATTATCTGCAACTCTTGAGCGTGCCTGGCATGGATAGCAGAGTACAAGAAATCTCGCTGATTTCTCGAACGCTAAAGAAAATAGCAATGGAGTATGAAACATCAGTGCTTGCATTGAGTCAGTTAAATCGTGCGCTAGAATCTCAAAATAGAAATCCCATGCTATCCGATCTGCGTGAGTCTGGAAGTATTGAACAAGATGCAGATTGCGTGTTACTCATGCACAGAGAAAAAGAAGTAGATCCAACCAATGATGATATCATTTGCAATGTTGCAAAGAACAGGAATGGAGAGGTGCGTGCAACCAAACTAACCTTTACCAAGCCAACAGGTCGTTTCTCGACCCGTGTGGATGCCCGGTTGCATGATAAGAAACCATTCTAAGGTAAATACAGACTACATAAGATTACGTATGATGCCATATGAAGCCCGTAGAGGTATCTAATCGTGCGTCTGGAGATTGATACAGAAAAGTACGAGCATGAGAAACAAAACGCTTTTTAGATGCCTTCCTGACGATTCTAGGAGTATTCAATTTCTTCATCATTTGGTAAGCCAGCAGTTTCTCGCCATACTTTACGCTGCATCTCCTGTAATTCCTGCAAGGTTACTTCTCTGCCTGTTTCCTTGAGAAGAGCTTGCAACTGTTCAAGATCATCTTTGTCTGAGTTGTCCCAAGGGAATGCATTTGTCATAGCAAACCTTTCTTGTTTCTCTTCTGCCACCATGCAAGCACTTTCGGCACTAACTTGAGCGCTAAGAATAGCGACAAGCCCATTGCGAGCTTTGGGAGTAGTGAGTTGTCTTGCTTGCTCATAGTCCTTTACTCGCTTTCCATTTGTAATAATCCCATTTTTTTGTGGGCATTTCTTTATTGTAAATCCAATTCAAAACTTGAGGTGGCATGTAATCCCAGCTTGCTAGAATATCCTTGGCATCTGAAAGAGTAGAAGTATTTGCATTAATGCGATATTTCTCGCCCTCGTAATTGTAAACCTTACCGAAGTAAATCATGCTGCTGTTTCTTCTTTTACTTTGTCTAGACCCTCGCCATGACAATTAGGACACCCATACCTACCAAGATCTTCGTCAAACTCATGTTCACAAAACTCACATTGTATATTATTCATGCTGTAATTTTCTTTTTTAAATTATTTATAGATCTAATGTTACCATATACTCTTTTGTCATTCTCCTCATAGTACCCGGTAATGTCATCGCTTTGCATATCTTTTAATCTTTCAAGTTCTTCATGTAAAAAACTGATAACCTCAAGATCCTGGGGAAATGAAAATGTTAGAGGTACACCAGGCTTTTTCTTACCTGTTAACCTATCAATTGCATTCCATGCAAAATCACATTCTCTTAATCTCTTAATGAAATCCTGATCCCATTCAGGGCAATCTTCTTCAAATTGTGGCGTACCTGTTAACCAATAAAGCCATTCCCATTGCAAGGGTGATATATTAATTGTTTTCATATGTTTGACCTAGACCCCCTTGAGATTGTGAAATCAAAAATAGGATTTGTTCCTTTAATAATTTCTTCAATTTCAATACCCGTAAAAATATCTGTTTTAAATAAAACATCATTATCATTTCTCTTAAAATATACCTTGTAAAATCCAGGTATATTCATGCCAAGGGGTTTATGCTTGTGCTTGGCAACTGCTCGCCAAGTTTGCCCTTCTTTGTCTTTAAGTTTGAATAGTGTTTTCATGCGCTTTCTCCTTCCACTCTGTCCAGGATTGCACGCAAGTTGTCTCTTTCAAGATCCGCGCCACTATCGCCCGCCATGACGCACGCTCTTAGCAATTTCTCAAACAGCTTGCACTGCTCTAATAGCTCAGGTGCTGCTGCAATTAGCCTGGCGTTTGCGTTAATTTCTTCCTGTGTTTTATCTTGTCCAGCAATTGAACCGCATTGAACCCCGTTCTGCTCCATATGATCAGGTAAGGAAACAACATGACCTGCCCAGCCGACCCCCTTGATCCAGTTACCAATCCAAGTGCCATGAGTGGATCGTGAAGTTGTCCATGGCCCAGGTGTGTGTGTTTCTTGTTTCTCGCTCATAATGTTATCCTTGTTTGTAATGTATTTGTAAAGTCAGGCGCTTTGCTTGTATCAATTTCAGCAACTCTAAAACGATCAAACCCGTTTCTCTTTGCCCAGGCTCTCGCTTTCTCAAAATTGCGTTTGTCGTTTGTAATGATTTCTTGCATCCAATCCGGATCTCCTTTTTTAATGCCCCAGAGTATTGATTCTTTCATGCTGTTTCCTTTTCAAGTTGTGTAAGTAATGCGTGAGTCTCTCTTTTCTCTTTCAAGAAATACTCAATTGATTCTGTATCATCATGAAAGCGCGCTTCTCTTAACTCCTCCTCAATGTTTTCAAGTGTAGAGTTTGCTTGTTTCCATAGATCATAATTTGCTGGTTTTTTCATAATTATTTAAGTTGTAATTGTAATTGTTTTGCTTGTTTCTCTTTGCATGCCACTTGCATGCATGCCCTCGTTTCACGAGGCCGTGCCACATGCTTTGCACGCTCCCTATCCTCTCTTTGTTTCATGCCTCTCTCGCCAATCTCAATCAAGCGATCCAAGGCGATTGGAAAGAGTTTTGCTGCATGTTTCATGCGTTATTTGAGTAGTTAATATTTTGCAAGTTTGCAGGATACTCTTCCTCGTGTATCTCGCTCAGTCTCTCTTCCGCTTCTTTATAAACTTTTTTGGCATCAAGATAGTCAGCGAGAGAGTATTTATACTTTCCCTCGCTTGTATTTTCCGCATCACATATTAAGGACAAGACATTTTCTTGCTTTGTACGTAACAATAATTTTTCTGTAGATATGTTCATGCTAGTTTCTCCTTTGCTTGTAGAAATGTATGCTGAATCTCGCCATGTGTGAGATCATAAAAAACATGTTCAGCATCTCTCTCGCTCATGTCTAAAACAGCGCTTGCGAGTTGAACGAGATCGTCAACTATGCCAGAGTATTGCAAAGGCCTTTTCAGATATCCTTTGCGAGTTTTTGGAGCTGCGTTGTATTCGCTCGCACAAATTGTTTTTATGCGAGTTTGTATTTGAGTGTAAACTTTGTCTTGTATGTTCATGCTAGTTTCTCCTTTGCTTGACCGATCTCCTTTGCAAGTAATGCAATCAATGCGTGCTTGTTAGGATCTTGGCTATTTTGTAAAGTTGCAATGCGCTTGCAATGCTCAGTGATGAAATGTTGTAGGTCTTGTTTCATGCTAGTTTCTCCTTTTTGCTTTAAGTGTTTGTATTGCGATCCAAGCGCCAAGGATGGCGTATGGTGCGAGTAGTATGATTGAAATGTCGTATTGCATTGTATGGTAAATTTAGTTGTTTGTAGTTAGTTAGATTAATAATCTTTGCTTGCTGCTATCCTGCTGGCTTTCATAACATGACCGGGTATTTCTTCACTTGTAAGGT